ATATTAGGAAGCAAATATCTAATATGGCAGCCAACTGTTCGGCACAGACGGATAATACATTTTGTACTATTGTATATTGTTGTATATACGATTTAATGCCTGACATAATTCTTAAAACGTTGTAGTTGGTGGCATAGACACGTACCTTGGCAGTCTTGGTACCTTCAACGGTGGCGTTGGAAAGTACTAGTTGAAGGGTAGCGTTATCAATTCTGGAGAAGTTACATGTGCCACTTGGTTGATGCTCTTCTGGACGAAGGGCAAATGAATAAACATTGATACCAGTATCTGGACTTCTGGTGTGAGCTTGGTATGGTTGGACAACGTCGAAGTATGTTCCTTCACGCTCAGAGAAACGATCTTGACCGTTAAGTTGAAGCTTAGCGGTGACGACTGGGTTTTGACCCCAACAGTGCATGTCAAGGGATGTCTCTGTAAGAACGAATGTTCCAGCATCAGAAACAGTTGATCCACCAATGTGGTTAGGATCAAGATCTTGGACAGCTGTTAAACTGGCTAATGAACTGGCAGCGGCAGCGGCGGCGGCAGCAGCGGCATTTAATGGAACACTTACACCACCAAGGTTTGGCTCATTGTATGGGTTGGAAGGACCGTGCCAGTAGCCGGAGAAGCCATCAGGGATGTAAGCATCCATGGCACCAGCGTCTTGGAATAGACCACGAGCATCAATGAAACCAGTTTGGTTACCGACTTCAGTTGGGCCACCAAAAGCATGGACAGCGTTTGGAAGAGCATCAACAGCATCAGTGTAGTTGAATGGTTGAGCACCAAGAACCTTGAATAGAAGAGCATCACAGACAAGGGATGAACAGTAATCAACGTTTTGATCAGGTTGGACGACCCAGATTAATTCCTTAACAGGGTGGTTGAAGTTAAGCTTGATCTTGTTGGATGATGAACCGACTGATTCATCACCAGTGAATTGAAGTTGTGTGATAAGGTACTCGTGAGGGTTTTGTGCCATTCTTCTACGTTCATCAGTATCAAGGAAGACGTAATCAACGTAAAGGGAAGCAGCAACAATGGATTGATTGTAAGCAATGGTTGCAGGAACTGGACGACCTGGTGAATATTGAGTAGCAGCAGTTGGTGGTGTACCAGGAGTGGCACATGAAAGGGTTGTAACAGCCCATAGACACTCATCAATAGGACGAATATCAAGGTTAATTTTAACTTCGTGATACTGCACATCACGTTATACCCCACCTTTCGGTGTATTTATGTTTCTAGGGATTAGACTATATCTTAAGCTATCATTGAAGTTGATTAAACTTCTCAAACCCAAAACCATTTAGTCGTTGAGCCTTCCTCATGTCCTAATCATATCGGATTTAGAGGCTTGGTTGCTGATTATCCATTGTAATATCTGTGGGATTTTTACCGTACCTGAGTTCATTATCTCTCAGCCATGACAAACTTTCGTTTATCATTTGGTACCCCAAAAATTGTCTATATTTTGAATTAAATCTATTTATTGATATAATATTATTAAAATAATAATGTAAATAAATTTTGTTACTTTTAAATCTATTTTCGTAACATGTTAGTGGTTGTAAATTAGTCCAGTGAAAACAAATATATTTTTCATTTGTATTTTTAAAATTAAAAGCATTAATAGGAATTATATGATCTATTTGCCAATAACTTCCCAAATTTTCCCAATTCATATTTTTATCAAAACGATATTCTAACCATTTCTTTAAAAAAATTATATCACAACCAATAATATTTTTATAACTAGTTTCTTTTCCTTTTATCATTTTATGAATTTTGCTCCGTAAAATTTCTGATAATTGAAAATTTGAATCTGTTTTTCTTTTATTTTTGATTTGTTCTTTTCTAATTGGTAAATACTCCATATTTTTTTCTTTAATATGATTTTTAATATTTTCACGATTTCTATATTCTTTTCTTTGTATATTAATTTTATCTTTATTGTCATCACGATAGTTTTTGTTTCTGTCTAAAAGAACTGCTTTATTTACTTCATAATATTTTTTTTGTTGCTCTTTTATTTGAAGTTTATTTATTTCTCTATATTCTTTCCTACATTGATTACAATCATATCTGTAACCATCTCGAGATGATTTCAATAATCCAAAATTTAATACACTTTTTTCTAATTTACATTTTCCACAAATTTTATTATTCATTAATTTACTTATATAATTAGTTATAGATTTAAATAGTTTGTTTTCAATACATAAACAATTTAATTTTACAGCTTTAGGAACTTCCAGCAGTTTGGTCTTGTTGCCTACTGTTACATTTTTAGTAACAGGAGACTAGCATCTGGGGATGATTTAAAAAATCATTATGAGCCCCTAACAAATTTTCACTAAAACAGTTCTCATATGTTTTAGTTTGGATGCTTTTCTGCCCTGCAGATTTTAAGGCGATTAAAGGAAGAGCTAAACCAGGGTTGGTACAGAACCAAAATTGAAGTGGAATGTACAGAGTTGTTTCTGGAAGAGCGTTTCTTGGAGCACAAACTTGACGTGGTGCTAGAGAATCACAAGGTCCATCAACATCAGCGAAGGATGGATCAGTGATGAATGTAAGTTGGGTTGTGTTACCAACCATTTGGAAATAACCACGTTGTTGTTCAGCAGACATGGTAAGTTGATTCCAAATGTGCATCCAATCACCATATTGACGATCAATTCTTTGACCTCCAATTTCGACTTCAACTTGAGCAATAAGTTGCTCACCTGGGAAATCTAACCAACGAGCATAGACACCAGTACCTTCACCTGCGATGTAGGCACCAACACCCATAAGTTGGTTGATTTCAGGAAGTGTTACTTGTAAATAGGTACGGTAAGCAAGATCACCGTTTCTACTGATAACACATTGGACACGACGACCGAAATCGGCTTGACCGTTGAATGTTTGTTCAATAGATTCAATAGCAAAGTTTGTGTAACGTCTGTATGTTACTTTCCAAAAAGTGATTTGTGGATTACCTGTAAGGTAAACATCTTGAGCGCCGTAGGCGACTAGTTGCATAAGACCTCCTGCCATTTTTATACTATTCCTAAAGAAAAAAAAATTATGGAATTTAAATTAATTAATTAATTAATTTAATTCATATTTGTTGTCAATTAAAAATATTAATTAATTTGTTATAAATTCAAAAAACTGTTATGATATATGCAGTTATCATAACAATTTGTGCTAATAATTATAACATTTATCTTAAACATATTGAATTCGATTGTAATTGCTTACTATTCCTGTTATTTCAATATATAAACGCAAAATATAATAAATATTATTTGACAATAAATATGAGTTAAATAATACGTTATAATATTTATTATATTTTATTTCAAACATGCCATCATTTAAGCCTAAACTAGAAAAAAAAATATTTATTGATAAAAAAATATCAACTACATTGGACGGTAAGCATAGTGAATTTGTTGATCAATTTCAATATGATGAAGAAAATACAATTCCCGAATTAAAAAAACAAAAACAAAAGTTACAAGAAAAATTACTATATTCACAAAAAAATAGTGAATCTACTTTATCCATTGAAGAAATAATGGATATAAAGGATAAAATCAACGAAATTCAAAATGACATTAAAAGAATTAAAGAAAAAAGAAAGAAATATTATTTGGATAATTCAAAATATATTTTTGATTATTTTGAAAATAAAAAAAGTATATCCAACGACGTTTTTGTTGGTGATAGTTCAGTCGGGACAAATGAAAGTAGTAACTCTAACAAAATGAATACTGGATTAATAACAACAGAAAAAACAAAAAAAATAGCTAGTTTTTTTAAACTAAAAGATAATCATAATATTACAATTGAAAACAAAAACAATAATATTGTTAAAAAATATTTGAGTAATATCGATGATTCATTTATTGATGTAAATCATTTTGTAAATAATTCTGATATTTGTAAATTTTGCTATAAAGGTGAGTTAATACCTCTTGATGATGAAGGGATTTTAATATGTAATGTTTGTTTTAAAAATGTACCTTATCTAATTGAAAATGAGAAACCTTCTTATAAAGAACCGCCTAAAGAAGTTTGTTTTTATGCATATAAAAGAATCAATCATTTTAAAGAAATTATCGCACAATTTCAAGGAAAAGAAACGACACAAATACCACCTGATGTTATTGAAAATATTAAACATCAAATCAAAAAGGAGCGCATCAAGATAACACAAATCACAAATGCAAAAACAAAAGAAATTCTCAAAAAACTCGGGTATAATAAATACTATGAACATATACCTTTTATTAAAGACAAATTAGGTATAAAACCTCCTGTCATGTCTCCTGAGTTGGAAGATAAGTTGTTCAACTTGTTTATGGAATTACAAGCACCTTATTCAAAATTTTGTCCTGATGATCGAGTTAATTTTTTAAATTACTATTACACTGCATATAAACTTTGTGAATTATTAAAAGAAAATCAATACTTGGATCATTTCCCAATGTTGAAGGATCGAGAGAAAAGAATTGAACAGGATAATATTTGGAAAAAGATTTGCGAAGAATTAGATTGGGAGTTTATACCTACGATTTAGGTTGTGTTTGTGTATTGATATAATTTATATAGAACCTCAATTTATACAAATTATATTTTTATTTTTTTTATTATAATTCAGTTTTATTTTTCTTTTTATCATAAATCCAAATATCATATTTATATCCCAAACTAATAGCAGCAACTTTCTTTTCTAATACATTATTTTTCTCTTGATTTGTCCATGTTGATTTTACTTCTACACATCGATTTTGCGATTTAATGTAAATATCAACATAATGTCTATGTTTCTTCTTGTTTATGTCATTATACCAAATTTCAGGTACTAGTTTTCTATCTGTAATGATATCATTTTCATTTATTTTTTCAACAAATAAAAGCTCATCTAGTGCAAAATTTTCATAACCTTGGTATGTTATTTCCTTCCCAGATGGTAATATATAAATCTTTTTATTATATGAAGATTTTAACATGTATTCAGCTATTTCTGCATTTTGTGAATGATGTGAAACTCCATATTTTTCTAAATTGGTTTGTATTATTTTTTTCTTGATATCTATATTGTTTAATGGATACTTACTACCATATTTTATCATATTAGTTGCATAAGTTTTATTCTTTATTTCAATATTCTGTTGTGGGTTTTCAACACCGTATTTTTGTAAGTTAGTTTGTTTTATTTTATTTCGTATTTCATGAGATTGTAAAGTATAGTCAGTTCCATATTTTTCAATACTTTTCTCACGTTTTTGTAATTTAATACTTTCTAATTGAGAAATATGGTCTACTCCATATTTATTTATTATACTTTGTTTTTGTTTATCTTTAAAATTTTGAAATTTCATAACATTATCAACCTGATATTTTTTTATATTTGTTTCTAAAATTTTTATTTTACCATTTTCTTTACTGCAAAAATCACAATATCCATTTATTTTTAATAGTTGCCTAAATGGTTTACTAAAAATATTTTCACAATTACAATTTTTACAAATTCCTTCAATTATAGTATCTCTATTTACTAATTTATTTGAATAATCATCTGTTAGTAATATATTATTTTCATTACAAAAATTATCTAATACATTTATATCATACTTAACTTTTGAATTATGTATTTTGATATTAGCTATCTTACTAATACAGCTTCTACAATACGCACCTGTTTTTACCAATTGCCTAAAATTTTTGCGGAATGTACTTTTACATTCATCAAAAATACATTTTCCTTCAATATAACTTTCTCGTTTCACATTATCATATGATTGTAATAAAGTTATGTTATTGTTTTTGCAATAGTCAATAAGATTTTCACAGTTAAATCGCATTTTTATTATGTTATGTTGTTACTATACGTTTATATTAATTTTATAAAATCAATTTTATTAGATTTTATAAAAATATTTTATAATCCTTTACCATTTATGCAGTTATAATCCCCCAGGAAACCCTACTAAATTACTTCCAATTCCAAAACCAGCACCTGTTCTAGCAGTAACTCCAATAACTGGAACATATGTATCTAGGATACTAAATGTTGCAGCAGCAGTTAAAGCAATCATAAGAATTTCTTCAATGTTTAATGAACGTTTTGGGATGGCATAGGCCGCAATAGCAACCATAAAACCTTCAACAAGGTATTTTATAATGCGTTTAATTAATTCATTAACGTCAAACATAGTACTCATTATATTAATTAATTAGAAAAAAATTTATTTATAATTTTAATTAAATGATATTAAAATATATAATAAAACTTAAACATATTAAACATATTTTTAATATTATTAAAATAGATCAATCATGGCAAAAACAACAACATCTTCAGCAACAGCAACAAAACAACCAAAGTCCAAAAAAACAAATGTTACAGAGAAACAAGAACCTGCTTTTGAGAGAAAGTTGAATAGTGATGGTTCTGTAAATCCTAAATATGTAGATTTATTAGAAGAAGATAAACCAATTGCTGGTCAAAAATTTGTATGCGTTTCTTTTGTTTCTCCTGAAAAAATTTTAAAACAAAAAGAGGCCTTTTTCTTTGAAGAATTCCTAAAGAAGTGGGAAATTAATAAATCCATGGAAAAATTCGCACAATTTTTGAATTTTGTGTCGTTCAAATACAATCTTCTTTTTGATGATGTTATGAAAGACTTTGAAGAATTTGTAAAAGAAGAAAAAATCGCTTTAACTCAATATACTATTGACGACGATTACAAGACATTTTTAGATAAGAATGAAGATGAATTGGAAAAGTCATTTGGTATTAAATACAATTTTCAAACTGCAACACGTGGATTAAAAGTAAGAGGTATATATCCTTCCATGGAAGAAGCAGAATTGCGATGTAAAATGTTGAGAGAAGTTGATCCTAATCATGATGTATTTGTTGGACCAGTGGGTATGTGGATGCCGTGGGATCCAGAAGCATACAAGACAGGTCGTGTTGAATATATGGAAGAAGAGCTCAACAAACTCATGAGTGAAAAGGTGAAAAATGAAACAAATGCCAAGACTGCATTCGAACAAAGATTGAAAGAGACAAAGCAAAAAGCTATTGAAGAAAATATTAAAAATGCAGAAAAGTCAGGAAATGCATTAACACAAACAATTGATGATGCAGGTAATTTAGTTGGTATTGCTAATATGAATACACAAGAGAGTGTATTAGTGGAAAAGGCAGAAAAAGAGGAAATTTCGGTTTCGGATATTAAAACTGAATTGTTTGAAAGTGAAAATGTTGTTATTGGTAAATCTGACAACGGACAAAGTCTATTGGTAAGTGGTCCGTTTGCGAATAAATAAGTGATGATTAACTAACATGTACAACGGACGCGAGATGGAATAGTAGGAGTTTTGCATGAAACATAATTACCGCATTTTTTGCATAAATCAATTACATTATTCATAGAAAAATAAAACGTGTTTTCTAGTGGGTTGTATTTTTGTATGGTATAGATAACGGTAGCATGATCTAGGTTGATGGGTGATTCTTCGTCCTCGTCTTCGTCTTCAAAATAATCAATAAATAGTTGTTCGTTGTTAATAACATGTTCGTTGATAATATCGCAAATATCGACTTTGAATCGAATTATATTACAAAGTATTTGGTATGAAATTGTATCATAAAAACAGTAACTTTTTATGATATCACACAATTCTTTAGGTAAATTGGGGTTGGATGGGTTTGTTGTGGTTGTGGAATTGTTGAATTGGTTGATAAGAAATTGTTTGTATATGGATGATGAATGTAGTAATAATGACATAATGGTTTTTAGTATGTTGGGTATTGGGTTTTTATTATGTATTATCTTTATAAATTATTTATATGTTTATAATAATAAAATTCAAAGTAAAAATTATATATAATGTCTGTTGTCGCAACTATTGATGTTAGTAACAATCCATATGGAATTTCATCGGATGGTACAAACGTATGGGTTGCAAATGCTTTTAGTGATAACGTATCAAAAATCAATATATCTAGTGGTACAGTTGTCGCAACAATTCCAGTTGGTTCATTTCCAGAAGGAATTTCATCCGATGGTACAAATGTATGGGTTGCAAATGCTTTTAGCGATAACGTATCAAAAATCAATATATCTAGTGGTACAGTTGTCGCAACAATTCCAGTTGGTTCATTTCCAAATGGAATTTCATCGGATGGTACAAATGTATGGGTTGCAAATTTAAATACCAATACCGTATCAAAAATCAGTATATCTAGTGGTACAGTTGTCGCAACTATTGATGTTAGTAACAATCCATATGGAATTTCATCGGATGGTACAAATGTATGGGTTGCAAATGCTTCTAGCAATAACGTATCAAAAATCAATATATCTAGTGGTACAGTTGTCGCAACTATTGATGTTAGTAACAATCCATATGGAATTTCATCTGATGGTACAAATGTATGGGTTGCAAATAGTGGTGACAATAACGTATCAAAAATCAATATATCTAGTGGTACAGTTGTCGCAACAATTCCAGTTGGTTCAGGTCCAAATGGAATTTCATCCGATGGTACAAATGTGTGGGTTGCAAATGCTTCTAGCAATAACGTATCAAAAATCAATATATCTAGTGGTACAGTTGTCGCAACAATTCCAGTTGGTTCATTACCAGAAGGAATTTCATCCGATGGTACAAATGTATGGGTTGCAAATTATAGTAGCAATACCGTATCACAAATAAGCATCTATGCACCAACTAATTATTACATTGATAATTCTGGTGCATTTGTAGATTTAAACACGATATTTGCACCTTATTCAGGTGGTATGGATGCTTCTGCTACAGGATTTGTAGTAAATAATTATGACGGTATCACCGGAAATAATTTAGATTTATCTGCTATTTTTCAATCGTATACGTCAGGGATTCATGCACCAACTACCGGATATGTAGTTGAAAATTATGGTGATGTCAGTGGAAATAATCAAGACTTGGCAAATGTTTTTCAATATGTTTATAGTTAACCATTTTTGTTTAATAATGGTTCTAGTTTACACCCTTGAAGATTTAAAACCGCACCTTTCTATATAAAATGAAAGGAAACTTCAAGGTTTAATGACCGGTTGAAAAATAAGTAAGTAAGTAAGTAAGTAAGTAAGTAAGTAAGTAGGGTTCTACTACCACTTTGTCTTTTTCACACTAATTTTGGGTCCTGCACCTCGTTTTTTCATATTATTCGGATCATATTTTTCATCTTCATCATCCGACCCCATATCTTTGGATAATTCCCAGAATTCTTTTGAACCCAATTTAAAATCATTATGACTGTCCGCTTTGTACCAAAAAACCTGGTCTTGTAATTTATTCGATTTTGCATTGTTGTTTATCACTAAACATTCATAATTCTCCGTACATTGGTCCATCACCTGACAAAAGGATTCAAACGTGGGAAACATACCCGCATAATTATCGAAAATTCTACGCCTATTTGCAATATACGGTTCTCTCAAAATAAAAACATAATCTATGTTTGTTCGCAGAGATGGTGGTATACCTAACGGATATTGCATTGTAATAATCAACATGATTTTCCAGTGTCTTCCGTTCATAAAAAGTAAACGCATCATTTTATCTCTCGCCCATGTATTATCATATAAACAATCGTCCAGAATTGCAAACGTCCTTGCATCAATTGTACTGCGTTTGAATGATTCTATTTCTTTTTTAATTTGTTTCAAAATCGTTTTTTGTCTTTTCAATATATTTTCAATGATTGCAGTATTGTATTCATTGTGAATAAATAATTTCGGTACCATTTTACCATAAAAACCATTACCTTCTTCTGTTCCTGAAATAACACTGCCTACTGGAATATCCTGATGATAATAGAGCAAATCTTTTACTAAAAAACTTTTACCAGTGTCACGACGACCAATCAATACTACTACTGGGCCTTTATTTTCATTCGGTTTAAAACTAATACTTTTCATATCAAATTTTCTTAATTCTAGCGACATTTTATACTGTTTATGTCTATGTCTATGTCTATATAATTTATAAAAATTATTTTTTTCTAACTTACGCAAAATATACCCTCCGAATAAAAATCTTTAGAAATATTAGTTAAAATCGACTGTTTTTTTTATTATATTTACCTAATAATATGTCTAATAATATTACTAATACCGCCGAGCAAAATCAGGAATTATTCACTATTAACTATCAAAAGCGCAAAAACAGTGAATTATTTCAAAGTTTAGAAAAAATAGCCAATGTTTCTAAACTACAAAACTATATTCCTATTTATTCGAGATTTTTCTCATTGAACTTGCAAAATTACAATAATATAAATCTTAATAATAAATGGTTTATTAGTAATGTTTATTCACTTTATGAGGACGACGACCAAGACGAGGTCGATAATAATGATGATGATGATGTAAAAAGCGATTACGATGACATAACTGAAGACAATTATATTAATCAATGCTTGTATAATTGTAGAATTAAAAATATAATGAATCAAAAATCTAAAGAAAAGGTTGTATTTATGAAGTTTGCCCCGTTATTGGATCCTATTAAATTTATGACAGGTAAATATCATATCACGGACAACAATCAATTAACAGAACAACCGCATTTATATAATTTACCATCCATTGAATCCGAAGATTGTATGAATACATCAAACCACAATAATAAAGTGCATTCGAAATTATTAAATATCAATAATTCAGCCTATGTTGATAGTTTTTTTGTATATTTGTCTAGTATATTACTTCATAATACAAATTTTATACATGGGTTAGATTATTATGGATCTTTTTTAGGAATAAAAAAAAATTACACATTTAATATTTGTGATGATTTGGATTATTTGGTGCAGTCAGATTATTTTAATAAAAATAAAAATGTATTGTTTGAAGTAGATGATGAAAATTATGATTATGAATCGAATAATCAATATTCTTCTAAAAATTTAAAAAAAATAGTTATCGGAGAACAATCCAATTATGGTGATGAAGCTATAGTATTTGATGTTGCGGACATTAATAATACGATGCAAGAACTAGATGATATTTTTTGTGTTGATGGTTGTGATAATAGTAGCGTAAATGGTAGCGTAAATGGTAGCGTAAATAAGGGTGATTTAGAGATAGATTTGCAAGAAATTTCATTAGATAACAATACTAGTAATTTATCATTTGAAAAAACAAACGCGTCATTACGAACTTCATCATCTTGTTCATCTAGAACATCTTATACATCTGATGCATCATTTGAAAAATCGTCAAATGAAAACGACAATCACGACAATCAATGTGAATCGTGTGATACATATAATGAAATTCCTGATCTAGTAAATGTTGATAGCAACGACAACAACAATGACAATGACAATGACAACGAAAATGATAACAATACAGAATACACATCATATGATAGCGACTCTGAATATGTAGAAGCAAGAATACCCGAATTCCCAGTAGAATTAATATGTATGGAATCATGTGAAAATACTTTTGACAATTTGATCGACAATAACGAATTAACCGAAGAAGAGTGGCTTTCCGCGTTTATGCAAATAATAATGATTTTATTAACTTATCAAAAATCATTTTCATTTACACACAATGATTTACACACAAACAATGTAATGTATAATTATACCGATAAAAAATACGTTTATTATTGTTATAAAAATCAATACTATAAAGTGCCAACATTTGGTAGATTGTTTAAAATTATCGATTTTGGCAGAGCTATTTATAAATACAAAGGCAATTTATTTTGCAGTGATAGTTTTGAAAATGGTGGCGATGCAGCAACACAATATAACACCGAACCCTATTTTAATGATAAAAAAACACGTATAGATCCAAATTACAGTTTTGATATATGTAGATTGGCATGTTCAATTTTTGATTATTTGGTGAAAGATGTATCCAATGTAAAATATTTAGAAAATAAGAATCCAATTGTTAAATTAGTAGTCGAATGGTGTTCTGATGATAAGGGAATTAATTTATTATATAAAGCAAATGGTGAAGATAGATATCCAGAGTTTAAATTATACAAAATGATTGCACGTTGCTCACATAATCATACACCTGAAAATCAATTGACACGTCCAGAATTTTCAAAATTTGTAGTTCCGTTTAATTCTATATCAAAAATGAAAGGAGCCGTTGAAAATCTAATTAATATTGATAAAATACCAGTATTGTCAAAATAGATATGTAACGTATATTTACATTTAGTAGTATTAAGTAAAAACTAAAAATTTTATTTATATAAATATATTAAACTAATTTATATAAATTACATTTGTTTATATTTCAACAATTAATTTATTATTAAATTTATAATTTACCATGTCATTTGTATTTATTATTACACGTCATGTAAATTCTGAGAAAACAAATAAATATTGGAATCGTTGTATATCAACAATAAGAATATATTATCCAAAAAATAAAATTGTCGTAATAGATGATAATAGTAATTATGAATTTGTAGTTAAAATGTGTGAAGATGAGAATGTTCAATATGTACAATCCGAATTTCCTGGAAGAGGTGAATTATTACCCTATTATTATTATTATCATCATCCATGGCATCCAAAAGCGGTTATTATTCATGATAGTATATTTTTTCACTCATGCATTCCATTTGGTAAAATAAATTTACCGGTTTGTCCTTTATGGCATTTTAGCGCGGATACTGAAAATATAAACAATTCGATGCGTATATCACATGGTCTTAAAAATAGTGCAATAATAAGAAAAATGTTAAAAAATGACTCCAATGTTACTATTTTGGGAAAATCACCAGAATGGAATGGTTGTTTTGGTATTCAATCTATGATAACACATGAGTGTGTGCAACATTTGCAAAATAAATTTAATTTTTTGAATTTAATACATTACGTACATAATAGACCTGATCGATGTTGTTTTGAACGCATATTTGCGTGTATGATATATTCACAATACCCAGCTTTAAAGAAATGTCCATCTTTATTTGGTAGTATATTTAACTATTTACATTTTGGATATTCCTATGAAGAATATGTAAATGATGTAAATAATAGGACTATAAACAAGCCAGTTATTAAGGTTTGGACTGGGAGGTAGGTAGTATGGTTAAATGTAAAAATAAATACAATATGCGTAAAAATATAATATATATATGTATATATATATATATATAATGGGAAATAATCACTCTCACCATCCGGTTTATCACAATTCTTGTCTTCAGCCAACTTATGAGTTATTGAAAAACTCTGATAAACAAATTCTTCGAGATATACAAAGAAGACTAGAAACAGATTACGACAACTTTTTAAAACGATATGCAAATGATCCTAATCCGGAACAAGATGGTGTGTTTAGTAATTTTAATGTTAATCAAACAATACGTCCAAGTAGTACTAATCATAGACTAAATATTACTATTAACACTGTTACCGCTAAAGTAAGATGGGTATCAATAGGTAATAGTAATGATGGTGGTGATAATGATGCTGGTGGTAATAGCATTACTGATGAACAAGCACAAATTACAATAACTGTTTATTACAGCGATTCTTGCTCAAATAATGCTCATCATAGATCAAGAGTGTTATTTGATAATGGTGGTACATATTTTACAACTGGCAGAATGAGAGGTCCATCATTTCCTAGCGTTTTTTGGGGAAATATAAAAAATAATGCACTATAAACTTAAAATTTAAGTATCTATTTATTACAGCTTTTCTCATTTAAACCCTTGAAGATTTACACCTTTGGACATTTAAAACGCCGATTTTCTAAATCATTTTAATTATAACATAAAAAACTTAAAAATATATTCATAATATACTTTAATTTATATTATGAATGCAGACGAATAAAATAACTTATAGTAATTTTTGTCGTTTGATTGTCACCAGCAAAACATAGTAAAACATCATTCGGATCGATATTTACTAATAAATAATTTCGTGTGACACCGTCTATCTTGATTGAATATTAATTTTGAACGATAGTATTATACGTAAGAGTATGAGTTGTATCATAGCCATCAGTGTAATATGATAATGATATTGTTGTTGCATTTTCACTAGCCACATCGTTTGCTACAGTTACTGCTGATGTATAATCAACGCCACTACCACTTGCTGATCCACTATAAGTAGCTGTTTTGGATATTCCAGTTGATTGTTCTATTGATTTCACTTCTCCATACCAGTTTACCGTTGCTACTGTTATACTTGTTGGGTCTATAGTTGGGGTTATTTCAAAAAATGCTTCTATAAAAATATCATTATTACCTGTAACAATATCTCCTTTGTTTGTTATTAGTTCATCACCCAAATTATTAGAGCATAGATTTAAAATTTCATAGTTTGGATAATAAGACATTTTTTTTATTAATGCACCAAAATAATCAAATTGAAGCCACCCAGATTCATAAGCATTATCGTATTGAATATTATTTCTTGTATATACTGTATAACCTTCATATGTTAATTCACTTGGTAAACCATTTGTAACTAATAAATTGTCATTAAAATTAGTACTACCATTTATTGTTTCATAAAAACTATTTATAATATTTTCATTATTGTTAACACTAAAATAACCTTTAAAAAAAACTTCTGCACCAGGTTGTGAAGATATATTAATATTATACCAAGATATTGTGTTTGGCTTTGGATTTTCAATAGGATTTATTTCAAAAGTTGCATCTATAAAAATATCATTTTTACCACTAACAATAACTCCTTTGTTTGTTATTAGTTCATCACCTAAATTGTTACAGGCAAAATTTAAAAACTCAAAGTTTGGATAATAAGACATTCTTGTTATCAACGGACCAAAATTATCAAATTGTTTCCAAGGATTTTTATAAGCATTGTCGTATTGAATATCATTTATTTTATATACTATAAAATTTTCATAAACCAATCCAGTTGGTACACCGCCATCTGTAACCAATATATTTTGGTTAAAATCAGTTTTTCCATTTATTGTTTCATAAAATTCTTTCATTAAATTATCTGTGCTAACACTAAAAACCCCTGTAAAAACTTGAGAATCGTTTTCTGACAAATTTACTGTGATAGAATACCAACTAAAAGTCATTATCTTAAGTTATACTATTAAAAAAGAAAAAATATTCAGATATCTAAAACCCTGGTTGATCGGTAAAAACTGCTTGATTTCCAGGTGTTCCCATAACGGATCCACAGTCTATATTTTTAATAACAGGAGATATTTGCTCTACCAAATAATATCCAATGATTACACTAAAATACACTAAAAGCGTGTCACGAATCAAAAACTTCAATGGTTTATTCTCTTTTTCAATAAATCGCATCTCTAAAAATTTTACAATTAAAAAAATAACGGATATAACCCCCGCAAATATAAAAATATTGTCCATTTTTTTGTGTAAGTAAGTTAGTAGTTTATATATTGGTTACTAATATATAAAATAAAATTATATTCTAATTTTTTGTTTTACGCATTTATTTATGCGCGTAGTTTGTATTATTCCAATACTTCAATATCCAAATCATTGATTAAATCTGGTAAATCCAATTCAATACCTGGTGGGTCAATATTGTGAATATCTAAGTTTGATAATTCTAAAGATTCATCCATTATTTTAAGTTTGGATAAAGAAGGATTATCATTTTCGTTGTTGTTTTCGAATTCGCTATAAATATTACCTTGATTGTTACTCTGATTATCATCCAAAATAACATTTATTTTTTCCAATTCTTCACTAAAAGACAATTTATTATTTGGGATTGATGCTGTCTCTGATGATGATAATGAGTCTGTTGTAGCAAGATCTCTCGAAATTGCACCTGTATTCACACTGTCTTCAATAATTTCTTTTATATCTTTATTCGTTTCTGTTTCTTTATCCATAATCACTTCTTCCTTAATTTCTTCTGTAACTTGTTCTTCAATAGATTCATCCATGTAAGCTCTTAATATGCTTTCAATAGGAATACTATCCCGAATAGCATTTAATATACTTTCTTGAATTAAAATCTCAAATTCTCGATTGTATTTTTGTTTTTGTAGAGGTGGAATATTTAACTCAAATAAATAGATTGACTTGTATAATTTCCTAGCAGTATGAACGTAAACATTATGAATGAAATCATTTAATTTTGGAATAGTAATATCGATTTTTTTCTGTTTTTGCCCAGCGCGCATAGCAGTCAATATTTTAAGTTGAATTATATGAACACATGTAATTAAATCTTCTAAATAATTACAACCACTTCTCTCTATGATACGCTTTTTCTCTTGCTCTACAATCAAGGGATTCCATTGAGGAATTCGCCTGATCAAATTCTGAAACGTCATCAAATACTTATCCATTTCATTGTTTTCCTTGCATAACTTTAACGATTCATCGAATATAGATTGAAACCCTTCAGCAATTAAAGGAGTTAAAATTGTCAATATACGTGCACCCCATTCATTTTTGGATTCGTGTAGACTAGAAACGTTAAAATCATCCATTTTTGTTTTTTGTTTTGTTCTTGTAATCCCTAGTTATTTACATAAACGAAATATTTTCTAAATTATATTCTAAACTCAAAAACATAAAATGTAATATAAACAACATGAGTGTTTTTTCATTCCTAAATTCTTTACGTATTTTATTGAATGTAATTAAAAATTCAAATTTCTTTTCATGATTCATTATATTTTTACCGGTAATCATATTTCTCTCTATCAGTGATATAAGATCTAACCCATTGAATCCTTTTTCGTATAATTTTAATGCGAATTCGGTGTTTTTTTTGATTATGTTAGCGTGGTTGACATGAGAGGGAGCATCTAGCATAATCCCTAACCCATCTATATATTTTTTAACCTCTTTTTGGAGAGAAACCAGATGATAAGATTCTTCGTCCATATTGTGTAAATTAACGATAGAGGTTTTTATCATTAACTCTGGAACATATATTTCACAAAAACGCGACAAAATTGGTTTTAATAATTTATATTTATCTTCTATAACAATAAAAAATCGTGTTGAATGACTGAATAACTCGATACATCGTCTCAATGCGGATTGTGCGTCCATAGTTAATTTGTCAGCATTAAGTAATATAACACTCTTAAAAATATCACCCCCATTGGAAATAATATGTGTTTTTGCGAAAAATTTCAACTCTTCTCTTATAAATTTAATACCCTTTCCGTGTGCGCAATTAACATACATAACAAACGTTTTAATTTTCTCTTTGTCACCATTGTAAATTGTATTAATAAACTGATTTACAATCGTTTTTTTACCAGTACCACACCCACCATGAAAAATTATGTTGGGTATTTTGTGTATTTTATAAAAATAATTTAGTTTTTCAATTATATCTTCATGACCTTCAATAGTGATGTTTTTGTTTATTACTTGCATGTTCATGTGATAGTACAACAATGATAATGATAGTATATTATTATAATATCATTCATTTTATATTCTAATTTATACGTATTATTTTAAGCAGAAGTGGTCAAACTATGAGTGTACGGATTTTGACGAAATGCATCCAATAAATCTGGGCTTATTCTTTCACAACCAATTTTGTTTTCATCATATATTTGAGGAGTATTAAATTTACCAATTAGTTCTTTTCCTGCGGGTAAAGGAACTATGGAACTAGGTGTAAATAAACGATCATCATATCGATTCGCATCATCACGATAAGTATTAACATTCATTTGTTGATTAAATATTTGAGTTCCACCTTGATTGGGTCTATTATAAATAGTTTGCGATTTAATCTCATTATTTGTTTGTGCATAAGTTGAATCATAAATCATCATACCTTCATTTGTTGATAAACCACCAACGAATCCCATTGTAGAACAAGCGGTTGTATCCCTCTGTGTTAAATCGAGTGGAACATGGGTATTAACATAGTGATTTGATTCTCTTTGATTATTAATATTTCCGCGTGGTGCATACAATGTCGTTTCTTTGATAGTTGTTGCTGTTTTATCATTTGGATTAATAACATAACTAGAAGGAACACTTGAACCACCGTCACCATAAACACGAATATTATTGACTAATTCGTCTTTTCTAGAAGGTCTTAGTACATCCATTAATGGTGCTACTACTGCACCTATTGCTCCGCTAAATCCACTGCGAAATGTATCTACTGGTTTTACACTCGAACGATTGTTATTGTAATTTTTATAACTACTATATTCTGCATTTGTAACCGGTCCTTGACCTCGTGCTGATGCAATCCCTAAATCACATGTCTCGGTAGGTTGTCTTTTGGATTGTTCGAATGCGGATGGAACATAACTTGTTTTTTTTGTATCATTTCCAGGACCCATGTATTCATTTTCACAATCTTCTCTCTTAATAATACCCATTTCTTGAATAGGACGTAATGTTTGGCCTTTTTCTAAACCAGTTGTAGTTAACCATCGATCTTGTGTATTAATAAAAAAAGTATCGGGTAGATTTTTTTCGACACGTCCAATCATGCCTAAATTTTTAACATAAGAATTAGCTGGACCTTCATGATTCGATAATTCATATTCAATTCGAGGGTTTGTGTCCACACGTAATTCATCGACTGTTTTTGGCAACCAAGAATTTCTAGCTTCCATACCAGAATTAAATCCACCACTACCTTGGCTACCGTATCCTTGACCTAAACCAGGTGCGACATATTCGGAATCGAATGGTTTTACGTTGTTAATTTTCATTCCTGGATTTACACGGGATTGATAAAAATCACTATTGTTAGGAGCACCAAAAGCCCAATTAATATTTTCTTCTGGTTTAAATAATGGGGCTTGTTCAACCTTTTTAATCATTTGTGAACCACTGCCAGACATGTTATCTAAAATAGTTTCTGCTAAATTCATATCATAAACATTTCCTTTTATTTTTCCACCATAAAATGGAACCATGTTATTGTGTTTAAATTCGTCGGATTTTAAATAATTACCTGATAACGAATATACATTTTTAATATCAGAACCTACTTGTAATCCATTATTTACTCTGTTTTCATAAACACTTTGATTGAAATATTTATCTGATTCCACATTTGGATTTTGATATTGATAAACGTTATCTATTAATTGACTTTTATTGAGCGATGGATAATTTTGTGGAGGGATATTATTGTTGGGTAGATAATTGGATGTTACACCTAGATTGGTTGGAGATGCGCCCATATTAGTGAAATTTTCTGTTGTTGGTTGTGGTTGTGGTTGTTGTCTCTGATTTTGGTAAGAAGACCCAGACACATTTTTCAATATTGATTTTAATTTTTTTTTAGGTTCGCAATTTCTGGATGGGTGATTTGATATAATATACATACCACCTAATGCAACTAACGGTATAGCTATTTCCATTTATTTGAATATTTGTATATTATATATATAATATATAATATATATTGTTTTTAACTATTGTTTTTATTTTTTTATAAAAAGTTTGTATCATTTTTCTTTTTGGACGGTGTAATAATATGGTTATGTTTATGGACATGGATAACCCGGTACAAAATAATCTTTTTCTAAAATTCTTGTACTAACGTTATTTTGAAAAGGCAAACAAGTATTTTCCTGAGGATTTAAAGGCAAAACATACCAATCTACTTGCTCTAAATCTCTCGCTGTCCATGCGGGCATAATTGTTCTCGATTCTTCTGTATATAAGTTGTTACAACTAGGATATTCTATTGGCTCACTATGTACATTATAGGTTTGATATTGATCTTTCACTAAACAGTCTCTGCTTAAAAAACGATTATTACTAGTACCTTGATTTGCACCTAAACCTATTAATTCGCTTTCTAAATTGATTGAATTTGTTCGTAAGTTCGCGCCCCATTTTTGAATTCTAATTTGTGGATCTTCCATATAACATGGTCGAGAACCGTTACCAGGAACATTCAATATGTATCTTCCTGGATCAGTTGCTTGTTGTAACATTTTTTTTGTTCTACATTCATCATAATTAATTCTGGTATTGGCCATATTTTTTTTGGTTAAGTGTATTATTATTAGTATAATATATTATTTTTATTGAAAAACGATTTGAATATTTATTGATTGGTAATATATTGTGTTAATAATCTCTCAATATTTTTGAAAAATAACATGAAAAAAACTATTTGTTTAAATATGATTGTTAAAAACGAGGCACATGTTATTGTTAAAACACTCATTAATTTATGCGAAAAAATAGATTTCAGCTATTGGGTTATATGTGACACTGGTTCTACTGACAATACAAAAGAGGTAATAATCGATTTTTTCAAAGAAAAAAACATTCCAGGTGAATTACTCGAACATGAATGGAAAGATTTCGGACACAATAGAACCCTTGCACTTGAATCCGCTTATAATAAAACAGATTTGCTTTTTATTTTTGATGCGGATGATGAAATTGTAGGTGATCTTGTTTTGCCTCATACATACGATCATGATGGTTACACATTTAATTTTGGTAATGATGTTGTTTATATTCGTCCATTATTGATAAATAATCACAAACGTTGGCGTTTTGTAGGTGTATTACATGAATATCTTGCATGTTCGGAAAATTCCACACCTCATAAGAATATTGAAGGTAATTATTATATTGTTTCAGGTAGAACTGGTAATCGAAGTCAAAATCCAAACAAATATTTAGATGATGCCAATATACTGAAAAAAGCGCACTATGACATTATGGGGACAGATTATGGACTATCATGTCGTTATGCGTTTTATTGTGCTCAAAGTTATAAAGATTCTGGATATATGGATGAAGCAATTGAATGGTACAAAAAATGCTTGGATTTAAACATGTGGTTACAAGAAAAATATGTTAGTGCTTTTGCTATCGGAAATTTGTATATGGCAAAAAACGACATGAAAAATGCACTGAAATATTGGTATAAGACAATTGAATATGATCCAGAACGTATTGAAGGAATTATCAATGCAATTAATTATTTAACAAAAGAAGGAGAACATCTTATTGTAAATGCTCTGTATCATAAATTCAAAAACTACAGTAAAAAATTGGTTGAGAAACTTTTTATGGTTGATTCGTGTTATAAAGATCAATTGGAATATAACAACGTTGTGTCGGCTTTTTATGCTAACGACAAACAAAGTGGTTATGAATGTTGTAAAAAAATATTTTTGAATCGATTGGTACATGACAGTTTAATGAAATGTACTATTTCAAATTTTTTATTCTATATAGATCTTTTTAATCAAGAAAAAGATACCATAAAAACTCGCTTATTTTATTTGATCGATGATATCATAGGTGATTTCGGTAGGAAAAACGAAACGATTGAACCAAATATGATTACATGTTGGAATACATTATTTGATGTTTGTAGGTCTTTATTATGTGCACCTTCTTCGCCTTCTATGGATCATTTAACCAAAAAAAGTAGTCATTCAATTATGATTACATTTACTACATGTAAAAGACTAGATTTATTTACACAAACCGTTTATTCTATTTTAAATCATTGGTTGGATGTTAAGTCTATCGGTATATGGTTTTGTGTAGATGATAATTCTAGTGATGAAGATAGAAGTAGAATGCGATCATTATTTCCATGGATTCAATATTATATGAAACCGGTCAGTGAAAAAGGACACAGAAATAGTATGAATATTATATGGGATAAATTGAAAGAGACAAAACCAAAATACTGGATCCATATGGAAGATGATTTCCTTTTTCATCGAAAAATGAATTATATAGAGGAGGGTATAAATGCATTAAAAAGCGCGGAGTGTCTTCGTCAAAATGTGAAACAGGTTTTGTTCAACAAAAATTACGGAGAGATAATTGATCATTATAATTCACGCGGACATGTTTCGATTAATGACGGACGTGGTGGTGGTGGTGGTGGAGATGAGAATATAGTATTACATAAACATTGTGATGGTGTATTTCATTATATGAATTGTCATTATTGGCCTCATTACAGTTTCCGTCCTTCGATAATCGATGCATCTGTCATTTTAGAGTTGGGCAATTATGATTCTGAAAACCAATTTTTTGAAATGGATTATGCTAAAAAATGGACCGAAAAAGGTTATAAATCCGCTTTTTTCAATAAAATTACATCTCGACATATTGGTAGATTAACAACGGATATAAATACAAAAAGTGTAGCAAACGCATATGATTTAAATAATGAAGAGCAATTTGTTAGTAAATCAAAAGAGGGAAGTGATTTAACGGAGAGAACGTATGAAATCGAAACTGTTGAAAACAACAGTGCATTTATTAAAATTGTTAATTTGGAGAGACGCAGTGATAGAAAAAAAGATGCAATGAAAAAATTGGATGATGCAGATGTATCCAGTGAGGATTATGAATTTATTAAAGCGGTGGATGGGTCGCTAGTTGAACCTACACCTGAATTAAAACATTTATTCAGAAACAATGATTTTGGAAGTAGAAAGGGCGTTATAGGATGTGCATTATCCCATTATAATTTATGGAAACGATTGGTAAATGATTCGCAACATGAATATTATGTAATCATGGAAGACGATTTTGTACTTTGTTCTAATTTCAAGAAACAACTTGAAGCCTTAAAATCAAACAATGAGTTTGTCTTGAGAGATGTGTTATTTTTAGGATATCATATGTTTGAAAAAGATAGAGATTATGATATTTATAACCTGGTTTCTGAATCGGTTGATGTGAAGGATTTAAATAAAGATTTGTATATTGGTGGTACTTTTGCATATTCAATCAATAAAGTCGGGGCGAAAAAGCTTTTAGAATATAT